AGCGACTACAGGGCTATAGAGTTACACCTCAAATCCAGACAGGTTGTATGCCTCGTAATTATATTTATGCTTACGATCTTCTAGTTGATAGCACATCAATACCGCAAGAATTTAAAAGCGCCCAGATGTTAGCGGCCCTCTCTATTAATGATGGTGTTGACACTAACGCGGTAAAAGATAGCGCTGATTTAGCGGAGTTCGGAGTTGGTAGCGGTGCTTATTATGAGAAATATCAAGCAGGCTCTAGCACTCCGACAATCGCACAAATGCCAGCAGTTTCAAAAGTATTAAAACCTTACACAAAGTCAGGTTTAAATGATGGTGGTTTATATCGTGAAGATATGGGGTATTTAGGCTAATGAGTGGCGCACAAATACAAAAGCGAATTCAGGCGGGGCTTAAGCGAGCACAAATCAAAACTGGCTCGCCTACTGCTGACAAAGTTTATCTTGTTAATAGCTCTGTTACTGCTGGGACTCCATTAAACCCCGGCACAAAAACAAGTGTAAACGTTGAGTTAACAAACGCTATATTTATAGATTATGATGCTAAACTTTTTGATATAAATATACTCGCTGGTGACAGAAGATTAATTTGTGATAACGCAAACATAATTAAACAGGGTGATGAAATAACGCAAGGTTCACAAACTTATTATGTGGTTAGTCTTGGTATCGTTGCGCCTACATCTGATGTATTGGCATACTTACCTCAAGTAAGGTTAAAATAATGCCATTATTAGGCCGTGAAAAAGTAACACAGATGACCGAGGATGCTTATCTTAGAATTAACGATAACGTAAGAGGTGTTTTTGTTGGTGGGCTATTTAATGTTATGGAAGGTACTCCGGTAGGGTTGACTCAAAGCGAAGTACCGAAGAGTGTAAAGGCTACGTCTGGGCTAACAAAAAATAATTGGTTTTTATCTGTTGGCGTGCCATCTCAAAAAACAACAACAAGTAAGGCTGGTGGATTAGCATCAATAAGACAATTAAGATCAATGCCAAAACTAGTGCTAAACAAGAAGATATTTTACACAAATAATAAGCCCAACATTACAGTGCTAGAATACGGAGGGTTTCCCAATCCAGTTAAAAAAGGTAGTCGACTTGCTGGTAAAGGAAAGTATCAAAAACTATCTGCTGACGGGTTTAGTAAGCAAGCCCCTAATGGCTGGGTTAGAACTGCGTTAATATTAATGGCTAATAAGATAAGGTCACTATGAACGATTACAGTATATTAATGGCTCTTAGGGGTATTTATGAGTCGTCAAGTGTTGCAACTCCTGATAATACCTCTTACATTAACCCACAAGAAGAATTCAACCCGTACGGTAAAGGCTTATGGTTTCATGAGGCTTATATACCTGCAACTAGTGACTCGTTAGGAAAGACAAAAGAATCAAGCGACTCAGATAGGGGGGTTTATCAGATAACCGCATACACGCCAATCGGTGTCGGTGATTATGGTAAATCAATGTCTGATGCCGTTAGCGCTTTAAAGGCTGTTTTTTACAACGGAGCAAGCAACGTGTATCAAGGGCAAAAAGTTGATATACTAGAAGTCATTGCTCAAGGCGAGTCTGAAAACGAATCATGGGTAAGAAGAATAATCTCAATTAACTATCTGGCATTTTCGCCAAGATAATTATTAACATTAAAGAAAGGTAGAAATAACATGGCTGGTGAAATTAACACAACGAACACATTGGTTCAAAACAGTTCAGGGGTAATCGTTGGTCAGGGTTCTTTTACTCATACCTTCGCAGGTGCTTTAATTGATATTAGCAACAAATCATATGACGACTGGGTGACTAATTTAGACAGTCAACTTTCTGGCAAGCAACACGTTTTTGCTGGTGAATTTGTTTATAATAATGACGCTGAGTTCAGAAAAACAAGATCGGATACCTTTGTCGGTACTCAAGACACATACACTCTTATTTATGTTGGCTCTGGTGCTGCAACTGACGAATCATTCACAGGCTTGTTTACTCCAAACGCATTAAGTGATGATTTAGGGCATGGAGTTGCTGGCAAGACTTCTTTGTCATTCACATCTAGCGGAACAGTGGCAAGAACAGCACCGAGCGATGTTTAATGATTCATCTTTGTTATAAAAGATATGAATGGAAACTATCACAAGGCGCGTGTAAATCCTTCTCTGATAAAACAGGGTTGGATTTATACACGGTTTTTGGTGATTACGTCGACGCATCTTTCGGCCTTGTCGGCAAGAACTTGATACAGGTCATGCAGACTTACGCAAAACTCTACCCTCAAAAAATAGCTAATCAGGCGCTTCATGCAATAATTAGTAGCGCAAACCCTGATGTGAAATTAAACGAGATTGAAGATGCAACATACAGAGTTAGCTGGCAATTAAGTGATCGTCCTGATGATTTATCAGAGCCTTGGCCCGTTGTTATGTATCACACTGCATTATCAATTAATGATTATCTAAATAAAAACCTGCCTAAAAAAAAAGAAACGGATATCTAGGTAGCTCAGTAAGTGAGCATAAAGAGCCTTTTGACTATTGGGGTTTGTTCAAGATAAGTGTTAAACAATTAAGTATAGCGCCCTCTGAAGCATGGGGGTTAGATCTTGTTGAGGTTATCCAGCTTACTGATCAAGAAAATAAAGAAAGTGTTGATACAAGTATCATGCTCAACTATCAAAGACAATTAAACGGAGCATCTAAAAAATGGCTACAGAAGAATTAATAGTCCTGCTTGACGCTCAAACGCAAAAGCTAGATGCAAAGTTGAGAGCTACAGAAAAAAGGCTTGACGACTTTGAAGGCACAACAAAAAAAACAGATAAATCATTAAGTAATTTATCTGCCACAGCTAAAAAATTCGGCAATCAAGCTCTAGACCTTGCTAAAGGAGCGATAGCTGTAAACTCTGCAATTAGCGCAATGGTTCTAGTTTCAGCTAAATCACGTAAAAATTTAGAATTACTATCTAAACAGGCAAAGGTTTCAACTGAAGACTTTCAAGCGCTCGCGTTTTCAACTTCACAGTTCGGGGTTAATGCCGAGCAAATAGCAGATATATCAAAAGACATAGCCGACAAGGTTGGAGAGTTTAGCGCTGCTGGCACAGGTGCTTTTCAAGACTACGCTGACGTAATAAAACTAACAAAAGAAGAAGCACAGCAAGCAGCTATAGAGTTTCAAGGGCTATCATCACAAGAAATACTAGGTAAAATGGTTTCTGAAATGGAAAAGGTCAACGCTACAGGAGATCAAATGACATTTGTTTTAGAATCTATGGGCAACGATTTATCTAAACTCCAACCTCTTTTTGCTAGCAACTCAGTCGAGCTAGATAAACTTAAAGATAGATTTAAAGCCGTTAATGATGAGTTGCAAATAACAGACGTTCAGGCTGAAAAACTAAAAGAAGTAAGCACATCTTTTGAGTTGATGACTGCTCAAATTGGCAATGCTGCTACTGCGATTAGTGCCACGCTTGCGCCTGTTATGGATGACTTTTTCAATGATGTGATAAGTGTAGTTCCTGACGCAACACAAACAATTATAGATTTTGCCAACTCATTTTTGGACGCTGAAAATATAAGCTCAATAGCTGGCGTAAACACTCAGATTCAAGAGTCTCAAGCCAGAATAATAGATTCACAAAAAAAGATTAATGACTTAAAAAAAGCTAGCAACAGCTACTCTAAAGATGGTGGTGAGTTCAATGTTCGCGCACAAAGGCAGCTTGAAGAAGCAATAGAGTCTGAAAGAGTAAGAACGGCAGAATTAAATGATCAACTTGAAGTCTTAAATGCGCAAAATAAGGCGCTTGACGATGCCAACAAGTTAAAGGGCGGTGAAATAGGCGGAGAGGCAGGCGGCGTTGTACCAACTGGTGTCGGCACTGGTGATCAGATACAAGCAATCGCTGATAGGTTTAAAGATGAAACAACCCTATTAGAAGAAAAATTCGCAAGAGAAATTGAGCTTATAGGGGAGAATGATCAGTTAAAGCTAGAGTTGCGCGAAGAGTTAATCTATAACCTACAAGAAATTGAAGAAAGAGCCGAAGAAGATAGGCTTTTACTTTTAGCTAAAACATCAAAGAAAGAAGATAAGATAGCAAAAGACAAAGCGAACACTGAAAAAAAAATAGAATCTCAAAAGCTCGCCTTAGCAGGAAGAACCGCACAAACATTGTTGGCTGCTGGAATAAGCAATCAACAAAAGCTATTTAGCATAGTAAAAGACGGCGCAGCCTCTCAAATAGAAGCTTACGGGTTAACTGCTGGAGCTAAAGCTCTGGCAGAGCTGGGACCTATTGCTGGGCCACCTGTTGCCGCTTCATATATTGGCTGGTCGCAAGTCGCGGCTGGTGTTGTTAGGGCTATGCCTATAGGTGGAGGAGGTGGCGGATCTTCGCCTACCAACTCAGGAGGAGGGGGCAGTTCAGAATCAACTCAACCAGCACAGCAAAACTTCCAAGAACAAACATCATCATTAGAATTAACTGACTCAAGCGCTGGAGGCTCTCAAACGACAGCCCTACCATTTGCCACTGACTCAGGTGATGAGATAATGGACGTAATAGCAAGATTACTTAATGAACGTCAAGAACTAGGCAGGACTTAATGGCTGAACTAGCAATATC